CGTTATACTTAGAGCGCTTCTTAGGGTCTCTGGTGTCTAAGCCACCTCTACGCTTGTACACTACCTCAAACCAAGAGAAGCCCATCCACAGGAAGCTGACAGCCTCTGACACATGGTCATCTAATGAGTGGTCCATGTCGTCTAATGCTTCCTCTACGAACTTAGCGTCAGCAATAGCAGCTTCAGACTTATCAGCAGGGACAACATTAAGCTCAACATCACGTAGCACTTGCTCAACTGCATAAAGTACAGCGCCAACTACTGCTGAGTTATCACGCATCTCACGATACTTAGCAATAGCACGACTGCCACGCAACTCAGGCAGAAACTCCCCAGACTTAAATGTACCAGAGGTTACATTAGAGGAAGCTACACCTAACTGTTGCTTGGCCTTAGGCTCACTCAAGGGTGGGGTGTTAGATTCCGTTACCATTTGTTGTAAGCCTATTCAATGTAATTTATGTGATACCTTTAGCAGAACTATAGGCTAACCGTAGTTGAGGTCTAGCATTGCCTTTGAGCATAAGATCAGTTAAGGCCCATACCATAGCATCTAGTCTATCTGGAGAACCAACAGACCCCAAAGGCTCCCAAGTTCTCATTTGAACTTCTAGGTCATCAAGACCCTTTGCATGTCTAACCTTGCCTTGCTCATATAAAGCTGACACAGGTTCAGCCCTTGCGAACTTACCTCTAGACGCATGTACTAATCTGATAGGGACAGTTTCATCCTCAGATGTAAGCGTAGCTCTTACCATGTCGCCACCTTGGTTCTTCTCGGCAACAATACGATCAGCACTAAACTCATGGTACAAGGAAATAGCCTTAGCAGCCCAGCCCTGTGGTGTGTAACGGTCGGTATGATCCTCTAGGATATAACCTTTGCCGTTAATGTCTAAACCTGCTACGATAATACCTGTTAAATCAGATTCTGCGTTGCTGGTGATTGCTGGGTCAATCGAAATGACAACCCTCTGTAAAGTCTTTGCAAACTCTACGCGGTCTTCTATTGTTTCATCTAATGCAGCATCTAAGACATCAGTAGTCCACAGTGCGCCTTCAGCTTCTTCTAGCATCTCAGCGTAAAGCTCTTGACGACCTAAGCGTGTACCCTCGTAGTCTTCCTTGACCTTAGCCAAGAATGTACTTGCGAGGTTAGCAGCATTATCAAAGGTTGAACCGCCAGTGATAAACGTATTTTTGCTACTGAGTAGCTTACGCATCAACTTAGTCGGCTTGGGGGTTGTTGTTACCATCACTCTAGGGTGTCTGCCTAAACGTAATGTAAACTGGAGCATATCCCAAACATCCTGCTGGTTACGCCATGAGGACAACTCGTCACACCATGAGGCATGAAACTGAGGTCCACGAAGTCTATCTGGGTCTTCTGCTGAGAAGAAGGTAGCAGTTGCACCATTCTCCCATGTCAATGTATTGTTTGTAGGTGACCACTCAGGATAACCCATCTTAGCGCCTCTGTAAGTCTTGTCACCCTTCCAACACATGTTGAGGAAACCAGACTCACCTTCGACCATCACCCGTCTAACATCGCCCTTAGTGGGCGCTACACAGGCTATACGCTTGTCACCGCACTTGATCCGATGTCTGACCCAGTTGGCACCTGAGAACGTCTTACCAGCGCCACGACCAGCGTTGAACAACCATGTGTCCCAACCATTGCCCTCAGGCTCTAGTTGCGAAGGTCTAGCCCAGAACTCATACAGATGCATGATCTCGTCTAGTTGGGTTGAGTTCAGCTCTTTCAAGTAATCCTGTAGTTCGTCATCACCTAATGCCCTAAGAGTATCAGCAGTTATTGGGATGTCTCTCCATAAGCCTTTTCTCGTAGCCATAAGTGATTACTCATCTTTACTGTCGGTGTCTGTAAGGTTCTTCCCAAGTTTAGCCAGAAGCAGGTCAATAGCACCTGTGTCTTCATCTGGATCATTCTCATGCTCAACCTCATGTACTGTGTTACTGGGGGACCATCCGCCCTTAGAGCGTAGGTAAAACTCTTGCGACTTAAAATCACCAGCCTTAGCTTGTGCAATCACAGTTTCGCCAATAGCTCCTACGATCTCAGCTCTGACTTCAGCAATGTAAGCTCCGTAGACCTTATATAGGATAGTCATATTCTGAGGAAACATATTGTACTTGCCAATTCCTGACGCAAGCATATCTTTGACAGACACACCACCTTCAATGCACTTCTTCAAGTGTTTAGCAATGGGCTTATTGAATTTGTATACTGGCTTCGCACCCATGTTACTGTCGTCCTATGATTGTCTTGTGTGATTTTATATGATTATTCTTACCTATGATTACTAATGATTATCACTAGAAAGAATTGTCAAACGTCTATGCAACCAAAGGAAGTAAGATCATCAGAACATAATAACAGTAGTTCATAACTTCTGTGGTGATACATATTGTGGACCACTGTAAGTTTATATACTACTGTAATAATAATCTGATTGATACTCATAAGTTCTATATCAATTGACTAACAATTGTTTAACATATGTTATAAATCTTATGATTAATATTCATATGATTATAATTCATAAGTAATCAATTGTTACCCCCCTTACCCCCCATAGGGTCTCATGTACATATAGTCAGTTTCCACACCAAATCCAAACACCTAAGTAGCAACTAATTTACAAGTGCTTGATATCTAACGAAAGAAACATTAAAATACTTTAGATTATCTTCAATATCTGCTAATAAATCATCATTTAATGCCTCTGACACTGCTTTTGTTGCAGCAACATCAGAGGCACTATTATCATAAGTGTGACAATAATAACACATAAATATGTCTAATGAGACACTTTGTCGCACCTATGCTATATTTTGGTCATCACAACTGAACTACAATCGACTACACCGTCAAGCGTATTATATGTGATCGTGTGTGTGTCAAGGCTATCGCGCACCCAATTCCAATTACGTTCATGCCTGCCATAGATTTCATGCGTCACAACAACAGGTGCCGCAGGCTTTACGCGGTATTTTCTAGCATACCACCAATTCGGGTCAGAGTCTAGAATCCATTCATCGAGGCAAAAGAATTGAATAATAGCCCCATTGTGTTCGGACAACAGCAACGACCCTTGTGCCTCTGGTGTCATGTCATTCCAGATCAAATACCCGTCATCTGTCGTGTCCGGTGATCCGGCGCGTGATACCAGTTCCCATGATGCGCTGTAGCCGTTGTGATCAACTTTAATTGTTGGGCCAAGACCACCACTGCTTTCAAGCACATACTTTCCGCCAGTCACATAAAACCGACGGCCCCCATCATCAACACAGCGCACAGTGTCACCTACGTTGTACCCTAGTTCTGCGAATGTCTTATTCATTTGTATTCTCCTTTGTCTGACTTTGATATATCCCTGTATAGCTTACAGTGGTTCACTACCCATGTCAATCCATATAGTTCTACAGCCGCATCCCATTGGCTTTTGTGTAAGTAGTATATGAAATTATCTGACTGCAATGGTGTGTACGTGTAGGTCATGTGTCAGTCTCATTCTGATATTTCAGGGAAGTAACAGATGCATAACGAGAATCAGCATAAGCATCATATGCAGCATTATAAGCAGCCTCAGCAACCACATAAGCATAACGAGCAGTAGTGTAGGCATCACGAGCAGCCTTCAGTTTCTCAAGTTTAGTCATTTGTCAGTCCTCTTTTGTTTATTTTTGTAGAAATCATATGACCTAACTAAAGCAAATCTCTGGCTGTGTCAACAGAGAAGTCAACTGGTAGGTCAAATGTATTTTTATTATTTTGGAACGGCATTTGTCTATCTCGCCCATGGCATCTGATGTCAAGTGATTCGTAGGGTCCCATGAATGATTCCCTTGTCAACCCTTGTAATTATGCCACGGATAACCACAAATGTCTTGACACCAGTTACCTCAATAGAATCACTTGCTCTGGGTTGTCAAGTCACATGCTATGTCATCAGTGTAACAATTCGTGATCATGTCAGGGGAATATCAGGTGAATATCAAGTGTGCTATATATGTCACACATTGGATAATATTAAGGCTTGACAAGGGTTTACACTTGACGCGGCGAGCGATTCGGCAACCACATCCAGTGATCCCAACGAATCACATTTGCCATTTCCCACGCCAAACGCAAATAGGGCCAATGACATAAGCCATTGAACCCCATTGCATATCACCTAAACTCTACGCGCTTGATCGCTTATGTCTTAGCACTTGTTTAATCACTCGTTATTCATACGCACTTGCTAAAATTCCTACACCGCCGCCGTATTATATAATGTCAAGGTCTGGCCAGTAATACGCTTGTGCATTGCAATGGCTTCCTGCCCCTCACGCCATGTCATAAGCTCTCCAGTCGGTAGCGTTAGCACGTCACGGGCCTCCTGTGCGCCTTCGACGACCATTGGGGTAAGCAAGCGGTAAGTAGCGGTTGGCAGTTGATTCACGTTGTTCATTTGATTGTCTTTCAGTTGATTATGTTAGTTGATTAGGTTTTAGCGGCATCAATTGCCAATCGTATGGCGTCACATCGCTTGCGTGACGTACCCTTGTTTAATCCGCTATATGTGACACCACCGTTAGCGTTTACAATTATATAGACTCTTGGCATTGCAATGCCATTCCCTACGACATCCGCAAAATAGCTATAACCTTTCATTGGATAAGTTAACCCGCGTACCTCGTTCAATTCTTGCAATAGTCTTTCCGTTGTATTCATAAGCCCGACTCCCCTATTGATTATCAATTGACGTTTGCGCCACAGCCCGTAATTCTTCAACGGTTTCTTGCACCTGCTCAGTCAAAAGGGCGACACAAGCGTGATACGCTATTTGCGATTGGATAGTCCAAATATCAAACATTCCCCCGCAAGTGTCTTCGATTGCCATGCCACCGTTAATGTCAAGGAATTGCTGTTCTGCATCGTCAATAATAGACTGGGGTAGCGCGTGCAGTATTTTCCAACCGTAATGCGTGTAAATACTCCAGTCCCAATTACCTACGGTCTCATGGCAATAGTCAAAAACTTCAAAATCATCTAATTCATTTATGTAGTTTTCCCATGAATCAATGTCTCCAGCTTTAGGAAAATCGGGGAGTCCATCAATTGCATCCCCTTTACAGCGGTCGATTATTGCCTTGTATGTTATCGGGTTATCATTATTCATAAGTTTTGTCCTTCTAAGCCGTCAAAATGTTGTTGAACATATGCGTTGAAAGTCTCTGGATCAACTATCGCATACCAAACGGCATCGGTGCTGACATAAGCCACATCGGTGCCGCTGATATATGCATCGCAAGACTCGCGAATAAAATCCATTGTCACACAGTCGATTCCAAGGTGATGCAGGCATACTTCTATTTCACCTACGGAAAAAATACCGATTACAATTCCATCAGGTGAAAACATGTGACCCGCCGTCATAACGACAGACTCAATTGCGTAGTCACTTAAAACGTCTATTTCTAATTGATTCCAACGCGGGTCAATTCCAAGGTGTTGCCATTGCGGTGTTACCGTATAATCAAAACCTTGGCCCATCATAAGACTTTTCATCAATTGATCTTTCAGATTTTCATCATCCGTATCAGACCAAGACTCTGCAACCATGTGAGCGTAGTTGTTGCCAGCGTCATCGTGGGTTGACTCATATGACTCTTGATCTTCGCACAAGTCGTTAATAGCTAGTGTCGCATGTTGCGCATATATGACCCATAGGTCACCATCTTGATATAACACGCCCCCGCACGTAGTTTCAGCGTTACTCAGGACCGAGTCCCACGTGTCCCAATAGTTTTCGACATCAGGTCCAGCTTCTAAGTCTTTCCATTCGTCGTCACTGACATATAGAACCTTTGCCCGATCACACGTTTCGGCAAAATGCTGCGGAATGTATATCCCACGTGCTGAATCTGAGTAGCAAACGGCGCTTTTAACTATTTGTTGCGTAGTCATATCAATAGACCCCTTCTAATTCGCAAAAGATATCCGCTGACTGATTCAACCCGCGTTCGATGTAATAGGCCATTTCTGCGCAATCCGCATATGTTAAACCAAATGACAATGCGATGTCCTGATATGACCCATCGCTTGCCCATATTGTGATTACTAGCATAAATGTGCTAATCATACGACCGACCCCCCTGTCAAAACGTCCAGTGAATTATATAGACGAGCGGTTATGTCTTCTCCGTTTTGATCCGTTGCTTCAATGTCGGTCGCGCCTGCATCCTCTCCAAATTCTGCTATTAGGGCTTTCGCAATCCCGCGTATATTGACTGCGGTATAGTCAAAAACTTCTGCGCCGTTTTCCGTTTCAATCCATCCAGATACTTGCATTTTCTTAATCCCTTTTAGTTGCGTTTTGCGGTTCAAGACCGTGCCACCGTCTACTGTTTTGTTTAACTTAAATGTCATTGTCATTGTCTTTTCCCTTATGCAGCGACCCCGTGGCCCCCGTCTCTTGCTATCTTCCTAACGAATCAAACGACACCCCGCAAGCCCTAAAATGGTTCTAAGCTGGGGTCTTATGATGGTTCTAAGCTGGGGTCTTATGATGGTTCTAAGCTGGGGTCTTATGATGAAACGCGGGTGCGCGCGCTATAGTTTTACAATTGATTCGTCAATAGGTTCTAGCAAGGGCTAAAACAGGGGCTAGAACGCTTACCTAGTGTTAGGTCACTAGTGTTCACAATTTTGATTCGTTGCGTTCTAAGCGGAATCTGCATATGACTGCAATATTGTGATCAATTGTAACATTAGTGAAATATTTCGTGATTTGCCTAATGCAAAAAATTCGGCTAAAATGGACTGGCGGGGTATCAAAACCCGTACATAACGTAGAATCAATAGACATTTTAGGGCTTGTCATACTAGAATCCACATGCTAAAACAGGTCAGGCGATAGCTGCACGGGGTGATTCGTTAGATTTCACTCGCAAAATACGGAACTGACGGCTATCGGAATCTTGTGTAACATTAAAAGTGATTGGACTCCATATGCGAATCAGTTTACTATGTCCAATGCCGAATCATTATGTGTTGCACATATGTCACACTCACACTTATGACACTGAGTCAAATTACTAGGTAACAATTTGTTACATTTGGTAACGAATCAATCACATTATTGATGTCAAGAGTTGACAAGCATTTTGTGACTATTATTTCGATTCTGTAATATCTTGTGATGTAACATTTATCACGAATCATGCGTCAACTATTGACAGAGTTTTGTAACAATTCGTGAACGATTCGTTGAGAATGAGTCGCAACTGGGTATCACCAGAATCTCAGGGGTCTGACAAATAGGCTCCGTGGGAATGTCGGCTACAGGGGAATGTCGGCTACAGGGGAATGTCGGCTACAGGGGAATGTCGGCTACAGGGGAATGTCGGCTACAGGGGAATGTGGTAGGGTAAAACATCATAAACATACAAAGGGTAAGGAAATGAGTAAAGACAAAAGAGCTAAACTAAATAAGATGACAGAGGTAGAGATCATAGAGCATATCCGTAATACTTTCTCATATGACCCAGACACGGGACACATAACTACCAAGTGTAGTAAGCACAGGACTACAAAGGTTGGAACGGTGTTTAACTCAGAGATAAAAGGTGGGTATATCAAGGTTTATACACTAGGGAAAGGGTGGTACGCACACAGAGTTTCTTGGCTCCTACACTATGGGGAATGGCCTAAGGAAACAATAGACCATATCAACAGCGTAACAAATGACAACCGTATCATTAACCTAAGAGACTGCTCCGTTGCAAACAATAACAAGAACAGGAAGCCATACAAAGGTAAATCCTTCAAGGGGGCATACAGGCGGAACTCAAGGTGGGAGGTGGCAATTGTTAGTGGGGGTAGTATCAACCATGGCGGGTCATATGATTGCTTAGGGGTAGCACTTAGGAAATACGACGACTTAGCTTTGGAATTACACGGGGACTATGCCAAACTAAACTTTCCTATTGACAATATCTAACGAATCAATCATAAGTATCTCAAGTTAAACATTAATCACTACAAGGAATATGCAAATGATTACCACTACTACAACAGTTGCTAAGACAAATGCTCCACTCAACACCTATTTACCAGTGCAATCTGTACAGGACATTCTGTCTTCAGGTGATCTTAGCCTAGTGTACACAGTTGACTTCATCAAGGAGAATGGGCAATGGCGTACAATTGAGGGGATGCTTGTGAAGGCAATTGAAGGGCAGATCAACACTAATGTAACACTTATGACCAGTGAGGGGTACAAGAGCTTTAACACAGGTCGTGTTGTTACACTTGTTAGCTCTGGTGTTCAGGTGAAGGGAGATAACAAATGACCACTAAGGATAAGCCTGTTAAATGGGTAAAGTCTGGTAAGCATTTTTATTCAGGAGAATACATTTTAGTATGTTTTGATGATGGCTTCTTGGTGGACTTTGATGATCTATGCCTAATGAGTGGCTTGAGCTTAGCTGAAGCTAAAAAGTGCGCACTAGACCACTATACAACAACAGGAGAAGACAAATGACTCAACTTGAAAAAGCACTTTACCAATTCATGTGTGTAGACATTGACGGAGGAGACTGCACAATACAGGAGGCTATCTATGATGGAGACTATGCTAAGTCACGGGATATCAAAAACCTAGCTGAGTTAGCATTTGAATCTGGTTGGGAAGCAGCTAAAGGTGATACTATTACGGGAGAAAACAAATGACTATGCGGAATAAAATTACGGATATACTCTATAAGTTGGACATGGGTTATATTGACACACAATGCCAGCCAGCAGCAGACGCTATCCTAGCAGCCCTGCCCGATATGATTGCGCCGCAGTGGCAGACGATTGAAACCGCACCCCAAGGCGTTGATGTTCTTGTCACTTGCGGAGGCACGCCGTTCGTGGCGCAATTCGACCCGCATCCAAACATGTCGGAATGGTGGGTGGTTAATTCAAATGATAAAGGCCGGTGCAATCTAGAGTTTTATGGCAAGCCTACCCACTGGATGCCCTTGCCTAAACCAAAGGAGAAAACAAATGAACCTATCTGATGACACACAAGTTATTGACTTCAAGCGTGACGATCAAACGTACATTCAATTGCTATCAGAGTTAGCTGAAGAGGGCATCTACTCTATTTGTAGTGATGAACAAGGGTTTTACCTTAAGGTCTCATGTGATCCTACGTTTAACGTATGGGGGGTACATAAGGATTACCTAAGTGGCGCAGAGGACAATCGACTACAGGAGCAACTACGGAGTGACTACTGGGACTGTCAGGAGGAATACGAGTGCAACTTGGCATAGCAATGGTCATAGCGATGATACCTTTCCTGCTATGGGTATTGTCAGAGGTAGCAAAAGACATCAAAGGAAGACCACAGAATGAATACACAAGAAACTACACGCGCCTTAGAACAGAAGATATATCACCTGTGCAGCATGATGGCTAAGGGTTACAATAACTATCAGATGTTTGACGACCTGCTACAAGAGGGTCTGTTGGCATGTTATGAGGTTCTACATCGGTATGATCCTGATAAATATGATAATCCTGAGCAGTTCTTCTGGTTACGCGCACGGAGAGGCATGAGTGACTACTATATGCGCCGTAGCAAGCTTGTGGTGCCCCCTAAGGGGTACAAGAGTGACAAGGGTGGCACCCCTACCGAGAAGGGCATGATAGGCTCACGTTTGTCTTATGTTGATGCAGATGATTGCCACGGTAAGGATGAGTTGTCTGTAGGGGATAAACAAAGGACTAATTTAGAGGATAAAGATCATAAGCATTGGTTGACAGCTAAACTGTTTAGTGCTATGGATGAACGTGAGAAAGAGGTGATTAACCTAAGATACTTTACTGACCCTTTACGTGTTGTCTCAAGCTATGATGTAGGTAAGCAGATGTCACCCCCTGTGTCTGAGACAGTTGTAAGACGTATTGAAGCTAAGGTAATGGAGAAGTTCAAATGATTATAGATGAAACACTACAGCTTACTCTGTCTGAATGGCTTGAGATACGAGAGCCTGAGATTGGTCCTTTTGTTAATTACATGGTTATCTCATATGTCAAATGCTACGAGCAGGAGATCAGAGACTTACGACAACAGCTAAAGGATATAGCAAATGACAATACTTATGTGTTTAGCAACGGCTATATTCTTTGAGGCACGTGATCAACCAGTCATGGGGCAGTTCGCTGTGGCTGGGGTCATACTCACCCGTAGAGAGCATGAGAAGTTCCCTGACACTGTGTGTGACGTTGTATTCACTGGTAAAGCCTTTAGCTTTACACATGATGGCATTAGTGATGACATGTACAGGTTCACAAGCTATGAGGATGTGATGGCAATGGAGCTATCTCTGATTATTGCTCAGGAGGTTTTAAGCATGGGGGGTAGCATTAGATATGACTACACCCATTATCATACGATGCATGTGTCCCCCTTCTGGAGTGACCACAA